CGCCTCTCTATTGGGTCTTGCCGCCTCATTAACAAAGCGCTTGATGCGGTCTAGTTGAGTTTTACAGTAAGTGGTAGCAGCGCCAATGACGCCGCCGATGACGTTGATGGTCATTAGCGATACTCCGTTAAGTGTTGTTTTCATATAACCGCCCACTCATTGAATAGGCGCTGATATGAGGGCGTAAAAAAAGCAGCTCCTTGGCTGCTCAACTCAGTAACTTTTTTGCTTTTCTTAACGATTCATTCCAATGCATAGCTTCCACCCTTGAAAGCTCGTAATCTGGTTGGTCTCTAACATAGTAATACTCGCGCCAATTACCTCCTTTAGTTTTAGCTTCAGGTATGTCGGCTATTTTTATTACTTTATCAATCACCTTAATCATTGAATTTGAATCAATGCCCTCTGCGAACATCAACTCACTATCGCAATCAATATTGTCTTGCAGCCAGCTCCTTAGGACTAAAAGGTTGTTAATTGACACTTTCCTCTCTCCCATAAAAAAGCCCTGACAGCGCAGGGCGAAACTAAAATCTGTTAGGGCAGTATTACCCACATAGCCCACTCTTAAATGAGCTATAGGGGGTTACTCGGTAGGTGGGGTAGGTAATGGCATCCAGTGGGTGACGCCATGAACAACACCCCGTAAATCCTCGAATCTTGGCGCTCGACCTTTTTCTGTTTTGGCAAAATCATATTTGATATATCTAGCACTGCCTCGATGCATAAATTCGTCACAGTATATGACCTGTGTATTTATTTCTGGCATCTGCTCACTACACTTAATCCACTGCATGATTTACTCCCATAATAAAAGCCGCTCTAGGCGACTTGTATCTATTCAATAAGCTATTCGTTAGTGCCTGTTTTTACCGAGTCAGGCTCTCGGTTTCAGCTATTCCCCAACAGCATGAAACTGGTTAATATGTAATCTCCCCAACATTATGAAAAGGATTTACTATGAGCTTGAACAAGACTTTGAAAATCACCTGTCCTGATTGCGGATGCGATCAAATCAGTCGGCCCGACGACTTTGACTTTGATACAAATTTCACCGGGGCTTCCTGTGGGAGTTGTGGGAGAGAAATAATCAAGGACGATGTTATCAATCAGGCCACTGATGCTGCTAAGAAACAAGTTGACGACATGCTCAGGAACGCTTTCAAGGGCTCTGGTTTCAAATTTAAATAACTCAATCAGTTCGTTTATCTGATTTACTGCATCAGTCGCATCAATTTTTATCTTCAATGGTGCGACTATTATTTCACTACCCATACTTACCTCGCACTAACTGAAACTGATTTACGATGACCGAATAATCAGCCATCAAGAATAGACTCCTGCTCTTATATGCCGCTCAGGATGCGCGGCTTTCCCTGCTTTCCACAGACAAAGGAAACTGCTAGATTGGTTGTTCCACAGACAATTTAGGAAAGGAAAAAATGTCAGAGCCATTAAACAAGCCAAAATGCCCAGATTGTAAAGTTGTAGGTAACGAGTTTATTGTGTGTGAGCCAAGCGAACAGCGCAGCAGGTTGAATGACCCTTGGTTCGAAACGGCCTACTGCTCAAATTGTGGACACGTTTATGGCGTATTCGCTAAGGTAGTGTATAAGCCATCTCCAGTACCTATGGGTAATTCGGGATTTTAGCCGGGGAAGAACCTTCAACAATGGATATATGGCGGCCTCCTTCGATGGCTGCCTTTAATATATTAACTATCTCCAACTCATAACCATTCCACCCTAATTCTTGGCACATGGTTTTTAGCCGAGCATGCAGTTCTAACGCGCCTAAAAGCAATTCTCTTTCATGCGTCATACTTACCTCGCTGTTACTTGATTTGATTTACGATGACCTGCGAAATACAAGCCGACTTCTGGCGGGCCTCTGATTAAACAAAAGCCACTAATCAATGACCTTTGGTTAATCTGTGTTATGCATCATTGCCGTTCATCCTGAACCCGCCGAGCATCCGACACATGGTTTAGAGACGTGCCGTTCGTCTGTGGGAATATAATGTACTATAAGTTCAAATTAGTAAAGTACCAAAAGTACATATATAATTGGTTTTTAGTTCACAGAAGGATAAGTTAGTGAACTATAAGGTAATTTATTTTTCTCAGACGAAAAAAGCCGCATATAGCGGCTAGAAGTCAGGAATGGACGGTGGATTTTGGGCAAAAAAATCCCGCTTGCAGGCGGGAGAGTCAACTTAACAGGGTAAATAAATAGTTTTTAGTTATCTGGCTATAATACCTGTATGCCTGTGAGAGTTATTGATTTAGAACAAGACTGGTTGAGTAATAAAAAAATCCCGCACTATGGCGGGACAAGTACAACACCAGGATTACTGCTTATTGTGAATAGGCAGGTATTGTATCGATTTGAGAAAAAATCTTAATGATGTAGGTCAATTCTGGTGGGATAGGGCGAAAAAAAACCCGCCGGAGCGGGAGTGTATTACACAGAGATATGTTTTCAGATAGGCTCAACATAAAGTATAACGGCAGAGCTTATCTCACCATCAAGCTCCTTGGCATTGATAGTGAGGCGAACAGAGCTTCTGTCCCATTCCGCTTGCTGAAGGCACTTTTTATTTTCAGATGCTTCAAGAAAAACATCTTGAACAACGCATGATATTCTTTTATCGGTCTTAATCTCTCTAATTTGGACTCTGAAACTATCTGGATTAGTAGAGTCGACCTTTTCTATTTTATACTCGCCATCAATCCGTATGTCTCTGAAACTTCTTCTCGCATTAGTTGTAAGCTCTTTTAGATCTTCTTTATCTAACACGACGTCAGCAAATTCAGTCGTGTCAGCAGATGCTAATGATTTCAATAGGTCAGCTTTAGCGTTGTGTGAATAAGTATCCATACTTTTCAGTTGTTCGTTTTTACTAATGGCTTGGGATAGTATTTCAGCTCTTTTAGTTTCTTGCTCTGACATGAACTTCATCGCTTCAAGGTGTGCTCTTTCTGACTCGCCCTTGACTTCGTCTTTCCTAACTTCTTTTCTATTGTTTAGGAAGGTTTTCATAACAGTTGTCCCTCCCCATATCAGGGCGACACATACAACGATGAAAACTAATTCTTGAGGAGTCACTTTATGTACCACGCTTTGGATGACTTGAGCATAAAATCCGTCCATATTAACTTCAACTAATGAAGATCCTTCTTCTACGTTGACTTGGATTTCAATGGACTCTTTTTCTTCTTCGCTTAGCTTGCGAGTATCTGGAACGCCATATTTTAATTTAGCAAATGCTTTATTAATCTGGGCTTGCATATCTACAAACCCTTTCATAACCGTCGGCGTGAGGCTCCCATGGAATTTTTCACCTGTTAGTCTGAATTTCAGAGATGGCCATCCATCAAATGATACACCCTCAGGTAATTCTAGGCCAGATAGATAGCTTTCAAGAACTTCGAAAGCTTGAGATTCGTTAGTGACAACTAAGCCTTTATCTTCCAATTCCACGCCGTTTTTCCTTGTTTATTTAATGTACTACAAAAACCGCATCTTAGCCTCTACAGCTACGCCTAGCTGAAACGCTTATAGTCAATAGACTGGCGTAATAGCACCTTCGCCATAATGTGAAGGTTTTCTTCTTCATGCTCATCAACGTACCAACGCTCATACTTCTCATTGTCAGAAATTACGGCTAGGCGATCCTTTTGCATCTGCAATCTCTTAACATGAAGTGTGCGCCCATACACAAAAACATAGACACCATCACCATCAAAGCAGCTTACAGACACATCAACGAATATTTCATCACCTGGATTTATAGTGCCTTCCATGCTGTCGCCGCGAACAGTGATCACCTTAACGATGTCTTGAGACCGACCGTTGAATAAGCTGCGGGCTTGCTCAGTGGTGTACTCGATAGCTCTTATCTTCTCGACAAACTCATTAGCTACATAGGTTCCGTGTCCTGCGCTAGCCTGAACATCTAAAACATCAACGCGGTAAAAATCTAAATTCTTACGCATGTGCTCCCTCAAGATGTTGTCATCGTTGGAGTAACCATTCAAATAGGCGGGAGTAGTTCCAAGCAGCTTTGCCAGATTATCCATAGCTTCACGGCGAGGTACTGACTCACCATTGAACCATTTACTTACCGCTTTTGGGGTAACCTTGAGCCTGCTGGCTATTTCTGCCTGCCTTCCGTGTACTGCCATCCCCGCCTTATCGCAGGCCAGCGCAAGCCTTTGCGAGAATGATTCACGCTCTTTTTCCTGAACCATGAGTTCAACTATATTACTTCTTGACTGTACTTTCAGTTCCATCATAAAATGTACTTAAAGTTCACCACAGGAGATTTACATGAGCGACATTACGTTTGGAGACGTTATCAAGTCCGTTCGTGTTTCAGTTGTGGCTGAGGTTTGTGGCCTAACTCCAAAAGCTATCTACAAGTGGCTGGAGAAAGGGGGATTGCCGCGCACCGAGTTCACAGATGAAACGGACTATGCAAAGCGAATCTCCCGAGCATCAGGCGGCAAATTCTCATCATCACTGATTAAACGCATCGGAAAAGCAGCTTAGTTACGTTTTAAATGTGTACTTTTAGTTCCGAACGGCCCGGTATATGGTCGGGTGCCCGGCGTGGTCAATGGATGACTGTCAATGGTGCACTATAAAAAACCAATTCTAAGCATTCAGCTATTAGCTGATCGCTCAACTAAACACACAAGGATATTACCCAATGGAGTTCGCAAAAGAACGCAAGAAAGCCTTGCAGATAGAGAGCTATTTACTCTCGAAGATTTCAGTAAGAGGCCAGACAAAGCTCGCCAAGATGCTTGGTTTGAATGAGGCCGCAGTAAGCCGGTTAAAGGCTGCTACTGGTAAGCAGAAGTACAGCACCATGAAGCTAATGAGTTTGATTTTGGCTTATGCAGGAATGGAGACACCAGAGTTTGATTTAGTCGGAACAATGAGCCGGTTAGAGAAGAAGCTGGAGAGAATGGAAGAATTACTGGCAAAGAAAAAAGCCACTGCGCTAACAGTGACTTCGGAGCAATTGCTAATCAATTTTTAAGGCTACCTACGAGGTTAATTATACATGAAACCGCATTTATTACAAAGATTTGAGAGAATTAAAGAGGCGAAGAGAAACGCTTTTTGTCGTCAGTTTTCTAAAGAGTCAGCCACGAATTTACGCCGGGAACTCGATAAGGCATTAAGTCGGAGAGGTGCCCATGACTAACGTTGCTTATGCAGATTTTGGAGGAGATAGACACTCCAGGAGTTCGAGGATGGATAACCAGAAACACGGTTATTTCGCCATTTTTAGAAGTCTTTTATCCTCTGACTGGGCGAAAGATACTGCGAAATTATCGCTATGGATAAGACTGCTAAGTCAAGCATCAAGAAATACACGGACTGTTAGCTTTAACAACACACTTTGGGATCTGGAAGAAGGTCAGCTAGTAACGAAAATTGAGCTATTAACTAAGGTTCTCAGTGACTCAGAAGGTGGATTAAAGAGTCGTGACCAGGTGAAAAGAATGCTCGATTTCTTTGTTCGTCAGGGGATGATTTCTTACTCTGGTAACCGTCACGGAACGGTGATTACAGTGCTAAATTATGCCGAATATCAGGGTGATTTACCCGCCCATAAGTTCGCACATAACACCGCACATAACAAACTCAGTGATATCAACGCCTCAAGGGGTACACCCGCACATAACAGCGCACATAAACCCGCCCAACATGAACAAGAATGTATTAAACAAGAATTAAATAACAATACCCCTATATCCCCAGAGGGGAGTGATTCGGTTGCTCAGGAACCAAAACCTGAAAAGCCAAAATCCACTCGCAAGAAATCATCGGCAGTCCAATTCGATCACCAACGATTCATCGACACGTGGAACTGCAAAGCCGAGAAATTCGGACTACCAAAAATACTCCTGATCAGCAAAACGACTCTTGCTGGACTGACCAGACTCTATGACTCGCACGTTGCCTACTGCAAGCAGACAGGATGCGAACCGGCTGATGTGGACACGATGATTAACGGGTATATCGAGTTTGGCTACACGCCTACTGAATGGGCTTGCGGTAAAAACCCAACCGGGAAGAAATACGGAATTGAAACCGCATTAACCCAGAAGATGATTGACTCCATCCTGACGACCGAGGATTAACCATGGAAAGTTTGGAATTTGAAGAGCTGCTAGTCGCGGCGATGATCGTCAAAGGTGACCACATCGATACCCGTGATATTGTCGGAAAGCTACCAGTCGAGGCATTCGCTAACCATCACCTGAGAGCTATGTATCGGGCTATTGTTCGTCTGCTAGACCAAGTTGAGCCGATTGATATTTTCACTGTGAAACATGGTGTGCCAGCAGAAACAGCAGACTTAGTTCTGGAAGTCGCACGGCGTAGCTCATCGGCATCGAATATCAAAGTTTGGGCCAAGAAAGTCCGACAGTGCTGGATGGTTAGACAGGCCAAGGAGAAGCTCAACAGCGCGTTAGAGTCCCTATCTGGTGTCAACACTCATAACATTAACGATGTGCTTACAGAGGTATCTGGAGAGCTTTCCACAATCCAATTTGAAACCAATGACCGCCTACCGCGTCGCATCGGGGACATGATGACGGATTACATGGACGTTCTTGAGCAGAGAACCAAGGGTGAGGAATCTGGCCTGTACCTGAAAACCGGAATCATCCCGATGGATGAGAAATATGGCGGCTTTGACCGTACTGATTTAATCATCTTAGCTGGTCGTCCGGGGATGGGGAAAACTGAGCTGGCAATCATGATCGCCAACAGCATCGGTCGCAGCAAGGGGCGCGGTTTATTTGTCTCGATGGAAATGTCTGAGATGCAGATTGTCGAAAGGCACGTTGCAGACAGAAGCGGTTTAGCAGTCGGCGCACTCCGTAACCCTAATGACATGATTGACGAGCAATTCACCCGTTTAACCGTAGCATCATCTCAACTGCAAGACGAAGATAACTATGTGCTCGATGGTGCGTTCAGTGTTGATGAAATCATTGCTCATGCAGAGCGCATGAATCAGGACAATGGCCTTAGCTTCCTCGCTATCGACTACCTCCAACTCATCAAGAAGCCCAAGGCTGAGCGCAATGACTTGGCAATTGCCTACATCACAGGCCGGTTAAAGCAGTTTGCGCTGAGAAACAAAGTTCCAGTAATCCTTCTCTCACAGCTAAACCGTGGCCTAGAAAGCCGAATCGATAAGCGACCTAACCTGGGTGACTTACGCGAATCTGGCTCAATCGAGCAGGATGCTGACGTGGTCATCTTCCCTTACCGCGATGAAGTCTACGACGAGCACAGTAAGTTTAAAGGGATTGCAGAAATCATCGTCGAGAAGTACCGCTCTGGACAGCCCGGAACGTTCTACATGGGATGGCGCAATGGTCACTTTCTCCCAATCGACCAGAAAGAGGCAGCGGCGAGATATGCTCAGAACGAGGATGAAGCCAAGCCCAAATCGAAATGGCGAGGCCAGAAAGCAAGCTAACCCCCACACCGCTTAAAGCGGTTTTTTTACGCCAAAATTCTGGAGTATTCCATGAACAACGGATTCACAAAGAAATTTATTCCGGCCAGAGAATTTAAGCACAACCCCGATAGGCTAAACGTACTTTCATCCGGTGGGGGAACGCAGAGCAATGCGATTATCTGCTTAATCCACGCAGGAGTATTACCCAAGCCAGACATCATCGTCATGTCTGATACCGAGAGAGAGGCGAGTAATGTTTTCACCTACCAGCGCGAACACATAGCCCCATTGTGTGAGGAGATGGGTGTTGAATACCACATCGTTCCCAAGAGCCGATACGCTACTTATGACCTAGTAGGCCCTAACAAAGAAGCACCGTTACCGGGTTATTTCACTGAATATACTGGGCGGGATAAAAACGGTAATTGCTCAGGTCGAC